TAATGCATTAATTGATAATAAATTTTTATAATAGATTTAAAAATTATAAATAAACTAAAATTACAAATGGATAATACAAATATAGACGACGAATTAAAATTATGGAAATTGAAAAGCAAATTACCAATCATTTTATATCAATACATTATTGACATCAACAAAGTTAATTGTACGGAGTGTTTCGCTGTAATGCTGGGAATATTGGAGAGAAAATACACACAACAAAATGATTTGTTATTAATTCGTAAAATAAAAGAAAATATGCATAGTTATAATTATAATCGTGCTTTAACTGACATTTCCACAAATATTTTTAATTGTAATAATGCCGACTTATTGAAAGATTTATTAAGTATTGTAGATATTAGAAATCAACAATATTTATAAAAATTATTTTTTTATTCTTTTTATAGAACTTCTTTTTTGTTTTCTTGATACTTTTTTATGTCGTTTTAAACTTTTGGGTTTTCTTCTCTTTGTTTTTGTTTTCAGTTTCAGTTTTCTTTTTCCACCCTTCAATATGTAAGTGGGTGGTTCTTCACCATAAGAACCGTCGGGGTTTTTGTGTAAATCTGTGTAAATAACAATATTTTCTTGTTGTGGAGGAATGTATTTTAAATCAGGGTTGTTATATAAAAAAACTTTTAATATATTTGGATTTATTCCTAATTCTTCATATCTATCTAAAATTTCAGGTTCAAAATCTTCTCGTTGTTTTTGAAATTCAGGAACTTCTATTAAATTATTATTTGAAGCATTTAAATTAATTAACTTATTAGGTAATATTTTAGGTAATTCTGTTAATTTGTTATAAGAAACATCTAAAAATAACAAATTATCAGATAGTGTTTCAGGTAATTCTTTTATTTCATTATTTGAAATATTAAGATTATTTAATGAACTTGGTAATTTTTCTGGCAATGATTTTAATAAATTATTTGAAGCATTTATAACAAATATATGATTTGGTAAAAACTCAGGTAATTCTTCCAATAAATTATTTTTTATGTTTAAACCATAGTACCTTGGTGTTTTGTAAAAATCGGTAGTTCCAATTTTATCCAATAAACTATCTGTTATATGTTGTAAATTGCGATTTGATAAATCAAGTATGTAATATTCCATTCTTTTATATAATAATAAAATAATTTAATTGCTATATTTTGATTGTATATAACTATCAACATAACTTGTTATATAAGTGTCGCTTGAACCCCAGTTATTATAATCATCTCCTTCCAATTTTATTTGAAACGAATCATAAACATTTCCATTGGTGTCATATACTGTAATACAAAAAATAACATAACTATTAAGAACAAAATCTATTACATAGATTGTAAAATTTGATAATACTCTTGTATAAACCTTTGTAATAGTAGATGTTAAAGTGTATTGTGTTGGATCTATATTCATATTAATATAAATATTTTAAAAATGTTTATATTCTTTAATTTAAATATTATTTTTTAATTAATATTTTGGTGCATATATTGCTCTATATGTTCTTCAATATAATCAATAATAAATTTATCATTTAGAACCCAGTTATCATAATCTTCGCTTTCAAGTTTTACTTTAAAGGTGTTATATATTTTATCACAATCATCAAATAAATTAACAATGAAAATTGCCGATTTATCAATTATATACTCTAACATATAACTATAATATGTTATTGTTCGTGTAATAGTTAATGGTGATGATAATGTTTTCTTGTATGTGTGTCCCATAAAATGATGGACTTAAATATTATTTAATATTTTTATTTTGAAATATTAAATAAAAATGTATTCATCGTCGGAACAAATATAAAATATGGATATATGAATATATTATATTTATTTCACGCAATAATATAAAATGCCCGGTGGTTTAATGAACTTGGTGTCCGAAGGACAAGGAAATATTTTACTAAACGGAAACCCAACAAAGACATTTTTTAAAACCAAATACGCAAAATATACCAACTTTGGACTTCAAAAGTTTCGTGTGGATTTTGAAGGTGCAAAAACACTTCGTCTTTCTGAGGAATCCACTTTTGATTTTAAAATTCCCAGATATGCCGATTTGCTTATGGATACATATATAACGATAACAATGCCTGATATTTGGTCTCCTATTTTGCCTCCACAAACAACAAGTTCGTCGGGTGTATGGGTTCCTTATGAGTTTAAATGGATTGAAAATTTGGGTACAAAGATGATTTCAAAAATAACAGTCAATTGTGGAAACCAAAAACTGGGCGAATATTCGGGAAATTATTTAATGTCTCTCGTCCAGAGAGACTGGAAAAACGAAAAGAAACAACTTTACGATACAATGACAGGAAACACTCCACAATTTAATAACCCTGCTTATTACGGACAAAATGGGGGAAACTATCCAAATGCATATTATACAAGCGATACAACAGGACCCCAACCATCTATTTTAGGTAAAACTTTATTTGTACCAATTAATTTATGGTTTGTTGTAAATTCAGCAATGGCATTTCCTCTTGTGTCATTACAATACAACGAACTTCATATTTATGTTACATTTCGCCCCATTTGCGAGTTATTTACTATTCGTGATGTTTATGATGAATTTAATAATTACCCAGAAGTTGCCCCCAACTTCAATCTTTTCTATATGCAAATGTATCGGTTTTTACAACCCCCACCCGACACACAACTCGGAATTAATTCTTATACAAACCTAAAAAGTATTTGGAATGCCGATATTCATTTGAATTGCACTTATGCCTTCTTATCTAACGACGAACAGCGACTTTTTGCAATGCAAGAACAAAAATATTTAATCAAGCAAGTACACGAAAGAGTATATAGAAACATAACGGGACCCAATCGTGTGGATTTGGATTCCGTGGGTATGATTTCCAACTGGTTATTTTATTTTCAAAGAAGTGATGTTAATTTACGCAATCAATGGAGTAATTATACAAATTTTCCATACTCAGTTGCTCCTGTTTATATACAACCAGCACCGACAACTGGAAGCGAACCATTTACTGTTGTTAATGATAATGTAGTTTCAACAATTGGACCTGGAATAAATATGGATGGGTACGCAACGGGGTTATATACAACAAACCTATATAGTGTTGTGAATAATCCAGAAATTTTAACAAATCTCGCCATTGTGTTTGATGGAGAATATAGGGAAAATATGCAACATTCAGGTGTTTATAATTATATAGAAAAATATACACGCACACCTTCAAACGGTAATAATTATTTATATTGTTATAACTTTTCTCTACAAAGTGATATGTTATGGGTAAATTCTCAACCCAGTGGTGCAATCAATATGAGTAGATTTAATAATATTCAATTTGAATTTAATACCATCATTCCTCCATTGGATTTATTAGCTCAGTCGCTGAATATTTGCGACCCCAACACAGGACAAATTATAGGTGTAAATAAACAACAATGGGATATTTACCAATACAATTATGACTTGTATCTTTTTGAAGAAAGAATAAATATGGTTGTATTTATTGGTGGAAATGCATCAGTTTTGTATGCGTTATAATTAGTTAGATGGAGATAATGATGATAAATAAGCATTTGATGCGAGAGGTCCTGTATCCATAAAAAGACCCGTTGCTGATTGTCGTGTTTTATATTTCGGTTCAAAATCCACAACTCCGTTTTCTTCACCCCAAATAAAATCAGATTTTTCCACATCCATAGTACTCGCAAGATTTGCCTGTTTCGTCCATAAATCAGTACCACTATATGCCTGTGGTATAGGAGCAAGACTAAAATTATATAGTTTTGCCTTTGTTCCTATGTCCGTAGTTAGTGTAGAGTAAGTAGGTGAAACAAAGGAATATTTCCCCGCTTCGTTATTACCGCGAATATTTTTATTTGGACGAGCAATATTTTTATAAGTTGGAACACACCCAGTACAATCAACATCACTCGTACATTGTTCGCCTGTTATATAGCATTTTGACTGACTGGAACACATATTTTTACACGAATATGTTGTGTTAATAGGTTGATCCACATTATGGGAAAATTGAGGACTTGGATTTGTAAAAGTTGTCATTTGTTCTAACTGTGGATTGGATTTTGTTATTTTTATAAGAATAAGAATAATCAAAACTCCAACTGCAAAATTAAAAAATAAAAATATGTTATTGTTCTTTAAAATTTTATAATATGTTTTTGTATTCATAAATTGTTATACTAATATAATATTGTTATATTATAAAACTAAAAATTTTTAGAGTAATATATTACATTATTATATAAACACACATATACATATATACATACACAATACAATAACATAAAATATATAGTTTATTAAAATCCTAATTTATAGTTTCCACTATTTTTAAATGTGAATAAAACCACATCTACATTTTTATAGTTTTTTTTAACTATATCAACAATATTTATTAATTTTTCATCACGTTTATTTTTATTCTTATAATAATAAGGGTCGTCGTAATATTCATCTAAAACAATATAAATTTTTAATAAATACCTTTTCAAGTCAATTTTACTTTTAAATATTATTTCACCGTGATCTGTTCCTCTATTATTATATAATTTATATTTTGGTAAAAGTTTTTTATTTTCTTCTATTTGATTATAATAATCGGTTAAAATATCCATTAATTCATTCATATTTAATTTTCTTCCATCATAAGTATTATCTGTTGGATAACCATAATGTTCTAAATTTAATGTGAAAATTCTATCTAACAGTAATGATATATCAAAAATCATTGAAGTTCTTGATGAACCAAGTGATGTAGAATATTTTTTAATATTATCCATTTTAACTAATATTGTATAAACATAAGGTAAATTTGAATAATATTTATCAGTATCTAAAATACTATCATTATTTATATTATTATTTTTTATTTTATTAATACTTTTTTGACTTCGTAAAAATCCGTCTTTTAATGAATTCTCAACATTTAATGTTGTATGAACTAAATAAAACATATTATATACGGTATATAATATATTTTACTATTTTATTTTGTTAATGAAAGAATACATAAAACTTATGATAATATTTTATAGATTTTTTAATAAACTCATTTCTCGTAAAAAATAATCACGATCTTTTAAAATTTTACGATTACTCGCTACATTTTCAACTTGTTTATTAAACTCTATTGGTGTAAATAATACAACATCCACATTTTCATAGTTTTTTCTTACTATATCAACAATTTTTATTAATTTTCTTTTTTTCATATTATATATTTTATCATCATTATTAGAATAATAATCATATAAATCATAGATATAAATTTTTAACAAATATTTTTTTACATTAATTTGATTTTCAAATAAAATTTCTCCATAAACATTAGACAAATCAGATTTATAGTAATTAACATTTTTTTTATTTTGTTTATAATAATGTTTTAAAATATCCATTAATTCTTTTTCATTTAAATTTTTACCATCATAAGTAATACCATCTGGTCGTCCTTTCCAGAAAAAATTTAATGTAAAACTTCTTGTCAATAATAAAGATGGATTAAAAAGTAAAGAGTTGCCATCATAACCCCAGAGTTGGACGTATTTTTTAATATCTTCTTCTTTGACAAGTGTAGTAAATATATATTCTAAATATTCATAATCACCATATTCATAATCACCAAAATTTTCTTTATCATTTAATTCATCAATAATAACTTTTCCAGATTTTAAATATCCATCTCTTAATATATTTTCAATTCTATTTGTTTTATGTATTAAATAAAACATTTGTTTCTTTTATATAATATATTATATAAATATTATTTAATTGGTTTAAATAAAACTATTGATAAATTCGTCTAATGCTGAACTTGTCGGTTTTGCGTTAAAGTGTGTTGGATCGCTTCCATCTTTAATAAGTATGATTGTAGGGTATCCTTCTACTTTGTATTTATTCATTAAATTCGCAACATTAGGAGTTTCATCAGTACAATCTACATCAATCATTTCTATTTTATATCCATTTTTGACTTTACCATTGTATTTTTCTTTTATGGTTTCCCAATCAACCCTTGTTGATTGACAATGAGGACACCAAGTGGTATGAAATCTCATAATCTGAACGAATTTACCAGTTCCATATTCTGTTGCTCCTTCTGTTATTCCGTTTTCATTGTCTGGTGATGGAGTTGTACTATTTGTGTTATTTTTGCTGTTTTTTGAATATTTTTTATATACAAAAAAACTTATGAATACCAATACAACAACTACAACCAAAACAAGAATAATAATTTCATAATGAGATTTTGCATAACTAATAATACTTGTGAATTTAGAATTCATTTATTTTTATTCAGTATGGATATATATTTAATTTTATATAATTATTTATTTGGAAAAACGAAAATTAAATTATGAGATTTATATTAAATGTAAATTATTGTATTACACACATACATATTTATATTTATAATGTTTGTAAATAGTAAAATAATATTCAGAGAAAATTACATCAATGACAGAGACTTTAACAGTGATGTTTTTAATGAAATGAAAAATCAACTTAAAGCATTTTCAAATAAACCACAAACAAATCAATACTTTAACATCACCAAACACACACAACAAAATCTACTTACAAACCAATTAAAAAATGTATATACCACAAAACATAAATAATATTGTCATAAATTAAAAGATAAAGTTTATGACAATAATAAAAAAAACGGTGAAACATAAACCAAGAACAAAACACATCAATGGCGAAAATAAAAAAACACAAACAAGAAAGTTAAAATCTTCAACATTTGACATAAAAGATTTTAACAGTGGCGACGGAATGCTAACAAAAGTATGGGGACCAGCTGCGTGGTTTTTATTACATAATATTTCATTTAATTATCCTGTTAATCCAACAAAAAAACAAAAGCAACAATACAAGGATTTTATTTATAGTTTAAGAAATGTTTTACCTTGTAAATATTGTAGAATTAACTTGGCAAATAACTTAAAAGAAAATCCAATAACAAATTTTGATTTGGAGAACAGGACGAATTTTTCAAAATATATTTACAATCTTCACGAAATAGTAAATAAAATGTTGAATAAAAATTCAGGACTTTCTTATGAAGATGTCAGGAGTTTATATGAAAACTTCCGTGCAAGATGTAGTTTAAAGGATGAAAAGAATAAATTATTTGTTTTTAATAATAAATCCACAAAAGAAAAAGGATGTACTGAACCTATAACTGGTAAAAAGTCAAAATGTGTTATTTCCATTGTTCCACAAGAAGTCAAAAGTCAAACACTTAACATAAGCAAAGAGTGTTTTGCTTGTAAAAAGCAATCTCAAAGTTCAAAAGATGAAAAGTAAGGTCTTTTTTCTAACAAAGTTTTTATTACCTTAAATTTGCTGGGAAATTTATAATAAACGACTTCGTCCCTTATAGGAACAATAAGAACATCACAATGTATAGTTTGTATTTTCTTTTTCTTGCCATTGTTTCTTTTTTGTTTTGAGTTATTATATTCATTAACATACACCCGAGGTTTAAATAAAAACCAAGTTCCAAGAATAGAAGGAGATAAAATATATTTCAATGTAATACTATTCATTTTATTTGGAGGAAAATAAATTTTATTCCAAACAATTTTTACTTTATGAGTTTCGTTGTGGTTAGTGCTATTGGATAAATAATATTCATCGTAAAAAATCTGTATTTGTTCTTCAAAAGTAGAAGTCAAGTTAGAAAAAGAAATACCACCAGCGGTTTTTAACAAAACATCATCAACTTGTGAATACATACACTGTATTTTTTTTGTAGGTTTAGATGACAAAAATGAACCAAATTTTCTAATAAAATATGGAAAAAAGAAACTATTAAATAATTGCTTGGTGTCAAGAATTGGAGACAATTTACCATAACTAACTATGAAATTCATAAGTAAGAAATCCAAAATGTTTTTTCTGTAAAAAATATAGTCAAAAATATTAAATGATGAATATTGATAATCAATTGTGTTTTTTATTTTCCAAATAATATTTTTGTCTATAATTTTTACTGGTTCGGTTATATTTGAACTCCAATTTCCACTTAAAAACTCACATATTTGTTTTAAAGTTATATCGCTATATTTTTTGTCATCACTGCAAGAATTATGTTCTCCATCATTGAATAAAAACATTTTAGGTTGTGTTTTATTTTGTTGAAACTCAAAAGAGTTAAAAATTAAATGATTGTAATATAAATCATTTATCGCTTTTTGAAAAGGAAGCATTTTATCATTTGTAGAAAGTATAGTTAAAACTGGAATATCAATATCTTTTATTTGTATCGGAAAATAAGGCATATCTCGGTTTTGATTAAAATGACTATTTAAAAGTACTATACCTTTTACTCTTTTTTTATAGAAAATAGAATACAACAAACCAAAATATCCACCAAATGAATGTGTGATAAAATATATATTCTTGTTTTTGGGATTGTTTAAAATACCCAAACAGTCTATGTAATTTTTACTTTTAAAAAAATTTATGTTGTTTGTGTTTGTTTGTAGTGTTAAACCATTAATAACATTTACATAATCAGTAGGCAATGTTTTTTGAGAACCTGGAAGGAATATAAATGTTTTATGAATGTTGTTGTGATAATAAGAAAAACCAACAGAAAATCCTAAAACTAATAAGATAATATGAAACATCATATAAAACATTACATTTATTAATCGCTTTTTTTTATATGTGTATAATTTATTAATATAATCGTATAACATACAACATACAAAATAAAAAATGAGAATAACATATAAAAAACAAAAAACGATAAAAAAACATAAAAAAGGAGGTGTAAAAACAAAATCAGTAAAAACGACAAAAACATCAAAAACAATAACACAAAATGATAATATTAACAATTTTTGTTCCTTTTATTATAGCGATGGTAATAAATATCCAAAATATATTTTTTTAAAAGAAGGAAAAAATAAACTTAGTA